CACCGGCTTGAAGAAGCCGGCAACGGCGGTGAGTGCGGCGTCGGCCTTCTGCTGAATCCAATTCCAGCCATCCGCCCACAGCTGCTTGATGCTGTTGATTGCGCCGGTGAACTTGTCGATCACCGGCTTGAAGAAGCCGGCAACGGCGGTGAGTGCGGCGTCGGCCTTCTGCTGAATCCAATTCCAGCCATCCGCCCATAGCTGTTTGATGCCGTCGAGCGCGCTTGCGACCGCGTCCGTGACCGGCGCGAAGAAACCGCCAACGGCGGCGAGCGCGGCGCTCGCCTTGTCGCTGACGAAAGCCCAGGCGGCGGCCCATGCTTGCTTGATGCGGGTCAGCACGCCGCCGAGCGCGTCGGTGACCTGCGGCCACAATCCGCCAACGGCGGCGAGCGCGGCGCTCGCCTTGTCGCCGATCCATTTCAAGGCGTCGGCCCACAGCTGCTTGACGCCTTCGAGCGCGCTTGCGACCGCGCCGGTCACCGGCTTGAAGAAGCCCGCAACGGCGGTCATGACCGCGCTGGTCTTGTCGCCGATGAAGGTCAGCGCATCATTCCAAAGCTGCTTGATGCGATTTCCCATCCCGGCGATGGCGTTGGTAATTGTGGGGCCGATGTTTGCGATTGCCGCGCCGAGTGCCTTCCACTGTTCCGGCGAGATGTTGTCGTTGAGGATCGCCAGCAGCGCGAGCACGCCCGAAATTGCGATCATCCATGGATTGACCGCGCGGGTCAGGAAGATGACGGCGCCAGCCAGCAGGCGCAGCGCGGTCGCCGCCAAGCGAGCGCCGATGGCGAAGCCGACCAGATCGAAGCTGGTCAACTTGGTGCCGAACAATCCATTAAAGGCGGCGGTAAGGCCATCGACGACGGTCTTCAAGCCGCCGAGCGCCGAACCGATTTCCTTGCTCACCTCGCCGATGACGGCTCCCATGCCCTTGAAGCCGTCGACCACCACCTTGATGAACTGGCTTTTGATCTTGTCGCCGGAACCGGAAAACGCCGCCGCAATATCGTCGAACACCGGCTTGAGGAATTCCGTCACCGCATGGGCGGCGGCAACGAGCGACGGCTGAATCGCGCCGATCATCTTAGAAAGCGATTCGATCAGCGGGTCGAACATCGGCACGAATGCCAGCCCGACCTTGGTGGCGGTCGCCGATGCGGCGGTGCCGAGCCGGTCCATGGTGTCGGAAAATTCCTTGCCGACCGCCAGTTCCGCAGGGCTCAATACGCCGCCGATTTTCTTGAGCTTGTCGATCAGCTCGTCGATGCCCTTGGAGCCGTCCTGCAATGGCTCGACAAATTGCGTGCCGACGCGGCGCCCGAACAGACTGATGGCGATTTGCGCGCGCTGCGTCGGGTCGGGGATTTCCGCCATCTTGTCGGCAATGTCGCGCATCACGTCGATCGGATCGCGCGCTTTGCCAAGTTCCGTCAGCGCGATGCCGAGCTTCTCGAACGGCTTGGCCGCATCGCCGCCCTTCTCGGCGGCATCGAGGATGATGGCCATGCCCTTCTCAAGCGCCTCGGCGCTGGAGCCGGACTGCCGGAAGGCGAAACTCATTTCTTGAAAATTCTTCGCGCTGGTGCCAGCGCGGGTCGATGCCTCCTTGATTGCCGAGGCGGCCTCGGACGAACGCCGGGCAACTTCGAACAGCCCGCCGGTCAGCGCCACCACCGCCGCGGCGGCGATGCTCATGGTGCCGCCGAATTTTCTGACGACGTCCGCGACCTCGTTGAACTCGCCGGCGAGCGGGACGAGGCGCTTGCTGAGCGCCTCCAACGCGCCGTGCAGCCCTTCCGTGGCGCCTTCAAGTTCGCCGAAGGATTTTGACGCGCCGCCCGCCGCCGCGGCGCTCTTGGCCATGGTCTTGTCTGAGGCCGCGCCGAGCGCCTCGATCTGCTTGCGCGCGGCTTCGTCGCCGGTGACGACGATTTCCTGCACGATGCGTTCGGTCGGCATGCGCGCTAGTCTTTCTGTTGCGACAGTAGCTTGAAATAAACCGAAGGCACGTCGTCAACCAGGTCGCGGCCGATCTCCCGCAGATGCAGCTTGCGCGGCATCACCACGCGCGGCACCCCGAAATATTTCGGATCGCCGCCCGACTGCACCAAGAGCGGCACGCCGACCTTGCGATCGACGCGCACCAATTCGCCGGTGTAGCGGCGCGGATTGCGCGGCGCGTCCTTTGCGAACGAGAGGCGGATGAACAACAGCGGCTTGCCCTGGACGACGGCGCCGAATTCGAGTTGCTCGACCACCTTGGAGCCGGCGATCGAACGGATGATGCGCAGGTCGCCGGCGCGCTTGGTGGTGACCGAGAACGCCCAGGCGCCGAACTTGCCAGCGGTCTTGGTATCGGCGCGGCCGGCGGTGCGCAGCGCCGAGGCCAGCAATGTCGCGGTCTGCGAATAGGCGGCGACCAGTTCGTTGCCTTGTTTCTTCGCCACCTTCTCGAAGCTCGACGGCTTGATTGCGATCTTCATTCGCGCTCGGCGTCCTTCAAGATTTTGCGGATCGCTTCCGGCTTGCCGCGCGCCGCCGTTGCGTGCAACGACAATTGCCCGGCCGCCTCGCGCTTCAATCGCGCGCCGGCGAGCAGCATGAAGCCGCTGATCTGCCGCGGCGTGTACTCCCAAGCCTCGCGATGCCCGGCGCTGATCAGGAATTCGATGGCGGCGGCGAAGGCGTCGTGCCGACCACGGCGCTTTGCAGCTGGCCGGCCATGGCCATGAGACGCGCCACGAAAGGGCCGAAGCCCTTTGGGAACGACAACGCCACGATCGCCTCGATGACGTCGGTCTGCGCCTCGACCGGCAGCGCGTCGGCGGCGGCATGCGCCGCATCGTCGTCGCGCCCGCCGGTTCCGCAGGCGATGATTGACGCGATCGCATCGGGCGCCGCCGCGATGATGTCGTCGACCGTCAGTGATTCCTGCCGCCCGGCGACGATCATGCGCAATTGCGGGAAGCGGGAGAGCAGGTGCGCGATGTCGCGCATGGTGAGGCCGCGCACCTCGATCTCGCTGCCGAGCACCGCGACGCGCGCGGTGGCCGGCGCAATGTCGGTCAAGCTGACCATTCGTTACGCGGGCAGATTGGTGAGCGTCGCCAGCCCGACCTTGCCGGCATTGGTGCTGCCGGCCGGCGCCACCAGCACCTCGCCGGTGACCTCGATCTGATTCCATTCGTCGGAAATCGGGCTGAATGAGCCCGAAGGTGAAAACTCGACGTAGTAGAATTCCAAGTCCCACCGCGGCCCGACGTCGTTGGTAGCCTGGAACTTGACTTCGCCGAAGATGCTCGGCGCGGCAAAAATGTCGATGCTCGGGCCGGCCGGCGGCGTGCCGGGATCGACCACGCCCATCAGGATCATGGCCAGATTCTGCGCGGTGAATTCCTCCATCAGCACGCGCAACGTGCCGCCGCGCTGGGTGACGATGGACTTGTCCTTGCTCTTGACCCCGGCGCGGCTTGAGAAGTGGTCGAGCTTCTCGATGCTCGGCGTGTATTCCAGTTCGGCGACGTTGCCGAGGTCGATGAAGTCGGTGCCGCCTTCCGGCTTGAACGAGACGATGCCTTTGCCGACCTGATAGTTGTCGACGTCGGGCGAGATCAGCGAGACGGGCATGAGAGTCACTCCCTGCTAGAGTTCGGAGGGGCGCAGCGCGTAGGTGAAGGTGATTGAGAGCTGCATCTGGCCCTCCATGGCGCGGCCGGTGGCCATGTCGGTGTTGCAGCCGTTATAGCGAATGTCGCCGTTCGCGCCGAGAATCCCGACAAGCTCCTGATCGGCGATTATCGCCTTGAGCACGGCGATGCGCAGCGCGTTCAGATCCTCGCCGATGCCGACATTGTGCGGCTCGCGCTGGTCCATGACGATGAAGATTTCCGGGGTGAGGTCGACAAGGTGCGGCGCCAGGGTGAGCCGGCCACGCTGCTGCGCAACGCTTTCGCGCGCCACTTCGTCGCCGTCGAGCACCACGATCGCCGGCCGCTTGTTGGCCGGCAGTTCGCCGCGATTGCGCACCGCCGCCTGGATGCTCGGAATCTCGGCCATGATGACGGTGAGCCGCGCCAGCGTTTGCTCGCGCCGATCGGTCATGCGCGCACCTGGCAGTCGTAATAGAGGATGGTTGCTCCGGGCTTGACGGCGCGCGTCGACACGATGCGGAAGCTCTGGCCGTCAAGCACGAGCTCATGCAGTTCCGGGTCGGGCATCACCCCGGCATCGGCGGAAATGAAGGCGCGGCGATCGTCGACGTTGATCATCGCGCCGTCGCGCTCGGCGCGGCCGTAGTCGATCAGCGCCACGGTCACCGCAATGTCGGCGCCGCCGTCAACCGTCAGGGTTGCGGCGCGTCCGAAATCGGCGATGAGTCCGGTGGCGAGCGCAGCCAGCGCCGGATAGTCGATGGCCGCCATGGATCAGGCGCCGCGGCGGCCCTTCAGGAGCGACTTCGGCCGCGTGCAGATGTTGAGCGCATTCATCTGCACGTCGAGATTGACGCCCTTGTCGTTGGCCATGTCGTACTGCTTGGCATACATGCGCTGCCCCGGACGGTTGACCGTCTCGATGTAGTCGGCCGGCGCCATGTAGGTGCGGAACAGGTTCGGCACGCCACCGGGGAACAGATGGCAATGGTCGGTGTCGACGAAGCTGGTGCCGCCGACATAGCCGCGATAGTTCTCCCACATGATGCCGCCGAAATCGAACATGCCGTAGGACAAGCCGTTGGCGATGTAGGCGGCGCGCAATTGCGCGGCAGCCGGGTTGTTGAGGAAGGTCGCGCGCACTTCCTCGTTGGCCAAGAGGTCGTCAAAGAACGCATCGCCGCAGATGGCGTTGACGCCGGTGAAGGCGACGCCGCCGAGGTTGCGCGACAATTGCCGGATCACCTGCGCGCATTGCTTGCGCAGCGCGCCGTCGACCTTGTTGGCGAGGTCGAAGGGGATTTCCGGGTCTTGCGTGACGCCGAACTCGGTGAACAGGTTTAGCTGCGTGCCGTCCGCATAGGTGACGATGCCGATCACCGCGCCGACGCGGGAATATTCCATGGTGGTTTCCATGGAAGAGCGATGGATCAGCAAACGGTCGCTCACCTTGTCCATCACCATTTCGACCTGATCCTCGGTGCCCCAGGCGCGCACGCCCTGCACTTCTTCGGCCATCACCGCGTCGTTGATCTCAAAGTGCGGAGCGCGCAGCACTCGCACGGTGCGGCCGGGCTTCTGCACCGTGACGCCGGGACCGCCGCGCGGTGTCGGCGGCACCAGAATCAAAACGCCGTCGCGTTCCTCGATCGCAATGTCGATGGTCGACACGCTGCTTTCGGTGAACAGGCCCATCTGGCCGAGCCGCCCCGGCACGAACACCGGACGGTTGATCGCATCGGTCAGTTCGACGACGCCGAATGCGTTCAGATGGAAGATGTCGAGCATTGGTTCCTCCAAAGGCAAAAGCTCCCCGGAGGCCGGGGAGGCTTTCCCCGTCCGGGCGGGTTGGTTGCGGGAAGGGTGGAAACTAGGCGGCGGGCTGCTCGGCCGGCGGCTGGTCAGCCGGCGGCTGGTCTTCGGCCGACTGGCCTTCGGCCGCCATGGTGACGAAACCGGCCGGCAGGCCGCGCACGATGATCATGAAGGCGGCCAGCGATGCGGCAGCGGCGAGAACCTGCGCATTGCTCATGCCCGCCTGCCACGACATTGCGAGGCCGTTTACTTCCGCCGCGCGCGTGATCGCTGCGATGGAGGTGGTCTCGCCGACGCCGGTCACCGCGGGATAGATCGCCAGCGCAACCTTGGTGCCGGCGGCCGGCGGTGCCGCCTTGTCGTAGGCGACATAGCCGCCGGCGCCGCCGTCGACCAGGATGCCGCCGACAGCGATGGTCTGCGAGGCGGCAATCTTGAGATTGTCGCGAGAGAGGTGCCCGTCCTGCTCAGTCAGGATGAACTGAGCGGGATGCGGGGTTTCGGTGAACGAATTTGCCATGTGCGTCTCCTGTGTTCGGGGTTGCGGCAAGCGGCTTACGCCGCCGGCATCGTGGCGCCGGCGCGCTTGAGCGAGCGATCCCATCGCGCCTTGCTGTCGTCCGCGGCCGACGCGGCACCGGCTGCCAGCGGAGCCGCGCCGCGCACGTCGAGCGCCGGCGTTGCCTTGGCGGCGGGTGCGGCGGCGAGCGCCTTGGCGGCGACGTCCGGGGCCATGTCGGTGTCGAGCGCGAACACCTGCGCCTGCGCCTCGCGGCCCTTGGCCTCCGGGCAATTGAGGATGGCGCGCACCCGCTCGATCGCGGTGGTGCGCCCGGCGGCCTCGCCCTGCGCACGCGCCTCGCGCACCGCGGTGTCGTGGTCGGCGCGGGCAATCGGGTTATCGTTCGTCTGCATGATTGGACCTCCTGCTAGGTTCCTGGCGCGAATGGCCGATGACAGGCGCGCAAGCGTGTCGTCGAAGGTGCCGATGCGGTCGGCAAGACCGGCGTCGATTGCTTCCGCGCCGATGAAGATGCGCGCTTCCGTTGCCTTCACCGCGTCGGTGGTGAGCCGCGGGCGGCCGGCGGCCACCTGATCGACAAAGCGCGCATAGAACGTGTCGACCTCGCGTTGCAGATCGGCGCGCACCTCCGGGGAGAGCGGCCCGAACGGATTGGCGTCGACCTTGTGGGCGCCGGCAAAAATGAGCGTCGGCCGGCGGCCCTTCATCTGCAATTCGGCGGATTGGTCGAGATGCAGCAGCACCACGCCGATCGAGCCGGTGATCGAGGTCGGCGACACCACCACCTCGGTCGCATTGGCGGCGATGCCGAATGCGGAACTTGCCGCCATGTCGTCGACCACGGCGCTCACCGGCTTTGTTGCGCGCGCGGTGCGCACCGCATCGGCAAGCGCAAACATGCCGCTGGCCTCGCCGCCGGCCGAGTCCATGTCGAGCAGAATCGATTGCACCTGCGGGTCGGCGAGCGCCGCGCGCATCTGTACCGCGATGCTTTCATACGAGGTGAAGCCGGACGAATCCTCGCCGATGGAAGTGCCGCGATTGGTCAACGTGCCGACGATCGGAATGATGCCGACGCCGTTGGCGCGGCGATAAAGCTCGGTGCGGCCGGCCATGACCGGCTCGCCGACAAGGCGATTTGCCGCCGGACGTTCGGTGAGCGGCGCGGTCAACGCTGCCGGCAGTTCATCGCGTTCAATGAACGAGCCGCCGATGCCGATGCGGTCGCCGAGCACCGAGGCGATCAGTTCGGCCTTGGCCGGATGAATCAGCAGCGGGCGGCCAAGCACCCGCTCGGCGATGCGCAGCAGGATCGTCATCGGTGGACTCCTTCAAGCCGTCGCAGCAATGCAGCCGGCCGCAGCCGCCGCACTCGCCGCATGGCGCATGCGCAAAGCCGCGGCCGTAGCAGGCCGGGCAGATCATTTTTGGTAGGTCATTGCCCCGGCGCGGAAAGCGTAGCGGCGCGGCAGCTGCCCCTGCTGCTGCGCGCACGCGGCGTCGTATTGAGCGATGGCGCGTTCGAGCGCCGCCATCTCGACGTTTGAATAGGTGACGTCTATGCCGTTTGCGATTACGACACGAACACGCGATTGCCCGGTCAAGAGGTCGAGCCGCGCCTTGCGCAGCTGTTCGAGAATTGCGCAGGCATCTTCGGCCATTGTGCTTCTCCTATTTTTCACGCGGCAAGCGCGAGCGCGTTGTCGTAGTCCCGCCACGGGTCGCCCGCGATTCCCAACTCCCCGCACGCCGCGCCCTCGCGCGGTTCCGGCGCGCTCGCAAACTCGCCGCGCGCCGCGCCTTCGCGCGGCACCACCGGCGCGGTCGTGCCGCTTCCGCCGCCCGCCATGGCCAGCGCAGCAGCGGCCTCGGCCTCGGTGATGACCAGCCCGGCGGCGGCACCTGCAAAGCTAAGCCGGCCGACCGCGATGGCGGTGCGCAGGGGCCGCTTGTGCTTGCCGCCCATCGCGCCGAACACCGGCCGGGCGGTGACACCCGCTTCGCCGGCAACCGCACCAGTGAGCACGAGCGCGCCCGTGGCGGTGCCTTCAATCGCGGCGATTGCGTGCTCGCCGGCTGCGGCGCCGGTCAGCACGAGCGTGCCGGCGGCGGAACCGATCTGCACGCTGATGCTGCCGGCCTCGCCGGTGAAGATCAGTTGGCCGGCGGCCGTCCCGACGATGACCTGCTGGCCGCTCGCCGCGCCGGTGAGGCGAAGTTGGCCCGCCGCGGTGCCGGCAATCGCCTGGATCGCCGCCGCGGCGCCGGTGAGCCAAAGCTGTCCCGCCGCGGTCCCGGTAATGACCTGTTGGCCGCTCGCCGCGCCGGTCAGCGAGAGATGGCCGGATGCGGTTGCTTCATAGCGCCGCGGCAGGCCGGCAAGCGGCAGGCCGCTAAGCGGTGCGTTGCCGAGCATCAGTGATATTCCCAGGCGACGCCGTTGAACATCACCATGATCTTCGTGCTGCCGCCGCTCGTAGGCGCGCCGCGATAGGTGATGGTGCCGCCTGCATCCGTCACCATGGCGAGCGCGCCGAGCGTTGCCGAGGCCGGCAGCGTGGCAACGGTGTACTGGCGCAGGACGTGATGCCGCGTTTGGTCGATGACGACGTTCGCGCCGAACATCGACAAGCCGGTGGCATGGTCGAGCCGCGCGATTTCCGAGAAGGTCGCCCCGGTGCCGAGCGTGACGACCATGCGCGCGTCGCGTGCGCTCGACGACGGCGTGGCGGCGGTGGCGATGACTTCAAGCTGCCCCTGATTCGTGTCGGTGCCGCTCAGTCGGCCCGCCCACCGATAGAAGCCCAGGCTGTCGTTGAGCACAATATCGGATGGAGACGCCTGCGTTCCGCGGCGTTTGCGGAATGTCGATGCAACCCCGGTTGCATTGTCGGAGTTGCGTTGCATGATGATTTGAACAACGCTATCTCCCGTAAAAGTATGACTAACTACTCCCGCGCCTGTCGCCGTCGCTACAATATTGGCATTAGAATCTGCCGCAGGAAGAATAGATAATCCACCTGTTAATGAGCCTCCCGTTAAAGGAAGATACAGCCCGCCGAAATAGCTATTGAGCGCCGCCTTGAGGTTCGCCCAAGTGAGCTTCTTTAGACCATTGCTCGCCGCGGAATCCACCAACGGCAGTTCGTCGGCATCGACCGGGGCAGGCTTGCCGGCGGCGGCGTGTGTTCCGGGCGCGATCACCGTAATGTCGGCGGCGCCGTTGAAAAGCTGGCCGTCGATGTTGCGGCCGGGATTTAGCGTGCCGGCGCTGCCGGTGGTGTCCTGATTGACCAGCGCGAATTCATTGAGGTCGGCGGCGATGGCGGTCAGCAGCACGCGCGCCGCACCCGAGAGCGCGATCGCCGCGCCGGCATTCGATGACGCGAGCGGCGCCCGTGACATGGTGGCGCCGGCAGCCGACAGCGTGCCGCGGCCGACCTCGTAATTCGCACCGTCCTCGATCGCGTAGGAGACGAGCTGCGTTGAGAGCCCGGCCTGCGCCGGCGTGCGAAAGCCGGCGATCGCCGCGCCGACCGCGATGTCGCCGGTGCCGACCGTCGCGGTCGAAAAATAGACGCGATCCGCGAACGCGCCGGGCATGTCAGAACGTGATGCTGGCCGGCACGGTCAAGACGAACGAGGTGATGCGCACCGGCCCGCCGGCGACGAAATCGGTGCGGTTGAAGTTGATGAAGCCGGTCCCGTCCGACTTGACGTCGCCGTCAAACACGCTCGCCGCGGTCGAGTCGGCAATGCGTGCCCAGGTTGCGGTGCCGGTGGCGGCGGCGTTGACCTCGGCAATCGCCGAGAACGTCACCGAACCGGAGGCCGGCGCTCCCGATGCCGGATCGCTGAACGCGAGTGTTGCCAGCAAGGTGCCCGATGGCGCGGTGTCGCCGTTCGCCGGCTGCGCCCCGTCGTAAATCTTGATGGTGCCGGGACCGGAGCCGAGATTGATGCGGTCAAGGATCGCCTGCAGCATCGCGTTGCGGCTTGTTGTCGTCGGGCGAATGTTTGCCATGTCTATTCTTCCTCGTGCTCGACGATGCGCGCCACGCGCCCGTTGTCGTCATGCTCGACCTGCTTGATGATCTTCTTGCCGCGCGGCACGGTGACGTTGACGGTCGGCGCCGGCCGGCTGGCGAGAGCTTGCAAGAGCGCCATCAATCCCTGCGGGTTTTCGTCCGCATTCATGCCATCGCCGGCGGCCCCGGGTTCGTTTTCGCCGTTCCCGGGTTCGTTACTTGCGGTTTGCGCCGGCGCCGCGCCGTTGCCGTCCGGCAGATCGAGGCTCTGGCGCTTGTCCTTTTCCCGCTTGCGCTGCTCGTAGACGTCCTCCCAATCCTCGCCCATCTCGCCGCAGATCCATTCGTCGGTGATGACGCCGAGCGAGCGCAGCGTTTTGATGGCGTTGGCGAACTTCGCATCGTCCGCCTGCGGCTTGGCGGGACCGCGCCAGTGCGCGCGCGTCGCCGCCGCGCGATTGGCGATGTAGCCGTCGACGCCGCCGGGAAACGGTGTCCAGCCGTTCTCGATGTCTTCCTCAAGCCATGCCTCGAAAATCGGATTGAGGAACGGGGCGATGATGTTGACGCGCCGATAGACGGTGATCATCCACATCGCCGAGGTGGCCATGCGCACCGACGAATAGGTGGCGCCCGCATAGTCGCCGGTGAAATCCTCATAGGTCAGCGCCAAGCAGCGCGCGATCTCGCGCAGCAGGAATTTTGCGAACGCCTCGAATGTCGCGTTTGGATGTTCCGAGCGATGCAGCGCCATTTCGTCGCCGGGCGCGAGGTGCGCCACCTTGCCGTGGCGGCCGAGGTCGATCTGCGTCTGGTCGTACCAGCCCTGGCGCGACGCCATCATCGCCTCGATCGGCGTCGGCACGTCGCCGGTCGTGCCGATGCGCGATGCCTGTTGCTCGACCAAATCCTGAAACGCCGCCAGCACTTCCTCGGTCGGCTGCGGCGAGGTGACCGTGGCGGCAAAGATGGTCTGCAACAGCGCCGCGGTCAGCGTGGCGTCGGAGAGCTGATCGAACTGGCGCACCACGCGCAGCGCCGGGGTGATCGGTGCAATGCCGCGCGCCTGACCGGGCGAGCCGTCAAACACATGGACGACCTGCGAGCGGCCCCATGGGTCGCGCGCCGGAATGTCGCGATAGGCGGGCGCGGCGTAATCGGTCGGCGGTTTCTTGATGCGGTAGGCCAACGGGAATCCGGTGGCGTCACGAATCACGCCCTGCACCATGGTCGGCGGATTGGTGTCCTGCGCGAGCCGCAGCGGCGGCAGCATCTGCACCTTGGTTCCGTACTGGCAGCCCTGGCGCTTGACGAACGGCAAGGTGGCCAGCACCTCGCCATAGGCAAAGTGCGAGCGCATGGCCTGTGCCTGCATCTTGCCGACCGACGCCTTGCCCTCGACGTCGCATTCGATCGGCCGGTTTGCCCACGCCTCCCATCGCCGCTCGACGTCGTGCGCCCATTGCTGCGCCTCGTCGGCGGTCCAGCCGAGCGCGGCGGCGTCCGGCTTGGAGGCGAGCCGCAGCCCGGCGCCGATGGTGTAGGCGATGCTTTGGTCGACCGCGCCGGAAATCCAGCCGGAATTCTGGATCATGTCGATGGCGCGCGCCGCGGCCTGCGCCCACGACTGGCGCACGTCGTCGGACACCTCGCGCAGCGCCGGCCGCCATGGTGCGAGATACGGCGTGCCAAGGTCGCGCATGAAGGTGGCGCTCGGCTTCGCCCGCGCGGTTGCGTCGCGCGGCCGTCGCGGCGTCGCGTCCTTGACCTTGGTCGGCATGCTCTAAGTCCTGTTCATGCGCGCCGCGAATCCCGCCATCATCTTGCGCATGTCGAGCGCGGCGGCAGGGGCGGCGGGCGGTGGCGGCGGCGGCGTGTCGTCATCGTCTTGCGGCGCGGCGTTGCGTCTTGTGCCGAGCGGAATCTTCTGCACCGCCAGCAGATGCCCGGCGGCCTCATTCATGGCCTCCGCATCCAAAAAATGATTCGCGCGCGAAATCCTGATCCATTGCGGCTTGCCGCCGGGCGTCAGCTTGCGCACCTCGGAAACGAGCTGCTTGCAATAGTCGTCGGTGGCGTCGGATGAAAGCACGAAGCCGCCGGGCTGATCCTCCGGCCATGCCAGCCGTTCGTGCAGCCGCGATTTCCAATAGTCGGTGTCGAGCCGCACCAGCTCCAACGCGACCGGATTGCGATGGCCGGGCACCGTCACCTTGGCCTTGCCGCGCAGCACCGGCGCCGACAGCGTGGCGTAGCCTTTTGTCGGTCTGACGAAACGCCGCATTCGCCGGCAAAAGTCATAGACGACGTTGGTCGGCCCTTCGTTCGGCTTGTCGGGCCGGAAACCGGAATCGATCAATACGAGCGCGATCGGCAAGCCGCCGTAATGCTCGGTCAGCACATGCGCGAGATCGTTCCAGATTTCCGGCTCGTTGGTGAAGCCGGCGAGTTCGCCGCTCTCGATCTGCCATGACGAGGCGCGCGCGCCCCATCCGCGGATCGAATAGAACAGCGCATTGGCCTGCACGTCGACCGCGGCCGAGAGCTTGAGCACGTCGGTCGGCACCTCGCCGAAGCGATGCGGCTGCCGGCGGCGGGCGACTTGCTGCCATTCCTTCAAAGCGCCGGCGGCCGGCGAATAGAGTTCGCCGAAGCCGGCATTGACGGCGGTCTGCACCATGGCGTCGTCGCCCATGGCGACGGCCTCGAGATAGCTACGCACGCGCTCGCCGAAGCTGACGAACGGCGAGGCAAGGCCAGATACCCAAAACGTCAACGATGTTGCTTGCGGCGGTTCGCCGCTGACGTTGCCGTCGCGGTCGATCGCCTGTCCCGGCGCAACGAAGCGGCTCGCCGCATTCATCGCCGCCTTGTGCGCATCCTCGATGATGCCGCCGCAGCGCGGACATTCGAGGAAGGTCGCATGCTCGGCCTCGATCGGCGTGGCGCCGTCCGGCCAGCGCACGCAATCGAACCGCGGAATGAAGAACTCGCCGCAATGCGGACACGGCCATGCGAGGTGATGCCGCGTGCCCGCCTGCCACAGCCGCCAGATCGGCGACTCGATGTCCTCGACCTCGCTCACCGCCCAGAACACCAAGCCGCTCTGCTCCTTGACGGCGCGGATCATGCCGCGGCGCGGTGTCGAGGTGACGGCGCAGACGAATTCCGCATAGGTGTCGCCGCGTCGTTCGACCAAGCCGAGTGGGTCGCCCTGGCCGCGGACATTGGCGAGCATCTCGTCATACTCGTCGACCAGGGCGAGCGCCGCCGGATCGCTCTTTAGCGCCGCCGACGATCCCGCATGCGCGAGCCGAAACGGAACCCCGGCGATCACCTTGCGGGTCTTGGTCATGCGCTTGCCGCGCGCCACCTTTGCGGCGAGCGCCGGCGCGCTGTCGAGCAAGGCCATCACCCGCGGCTCGAATTGCTCGGTCAGAAACTGCTTGTTCGGACCGACATAGAGAATCGGCGCCGGCCGCTGATCGAGGCGCTGGCCGGCAATGTCGAGCAACGCCTCGGTCTTGCCCGCTTGGCTGGCGGTGATGATGACGATGCGCCGATAGGCGCCCTCGGCGACGGCGCGCTCGAATGCGATCATGTAGGGCGTCAACGCCGGGTCGCGCGGCCCCGGTATCGCTGCGCTCTGCGGATAGCTGCGGTGTTCAGCCGCCCATTGATCCGGCGTCGTGCGTGGCGCTCGCTTGAGCGCCAGCGAAGCTCGCTGCCAGCTGCCGACTCCTTTCGGCGGCACGCGCCGAAAGCCTTTCGAGGATTGCATCGACCGCCTGTTCGATCCGTTGCCGCTCGCGCATATCGCGGGAAAGCCGCGCCGGCAATCCTGCCAGTTCCGATTGCACCAGGCCAAGCAGCTCGTCGAGAATTTCAATGTGCTCGGCGTGCTCCATCAATTCGCCGGCACGCAATGCAATGCGCAACTCGACCTCGCGGGTCTTGACCTCGCGCGCGTGAGCTTCGGCCGTGCTCCTTGAGGTGCGCCGCCCATCGTCGCGCAGGTAGCGGACGATGCCGCTGTTGGCTTCGGCCCAGTCATAGACGCCGCGATGGCCGGCGATCGGTTTGAACCAGCCCTCGCCGGCGAGCTGCGCGACGCGCACCTTGGTCACGGACCAGCACGCGGCGAGCTGCGCGGTCGTCGCGGTGGTTGCGGTGAAGCGCGCCCACCGGGCAAAGCCTTGCACCAGCGGCACCAGCCGCCAGCGGTCCGGCCCTTCCGGTTTGATCCAGCCGGCGCGGCGCAAGGCATCCAATTCCGCGGGCGTGTCCATCAGCAGCAAAGCCGTCGCCGCTGCGGTCGATACTATCCCGGCCTCGGTTTCAGGCATTATAGGGAATTCCTTTGTCCGGTTTTCCGACCAATGAAATAGTTTTCTCCAACTTTGGCTTTGTAGCCCGGCAATGCCGGCCTATATTCAGGCCATCGAAACCGGGCCGTCGCGGCCCAGAGAGGGACCAAAAAATGCTCCGTACCTATCAAGTCGAAATTGAGGATCGTTCCGGTCGCGTCATTCGCGAAGTAACGGTCGAGGCCGTCACCCGGAAAGAGGCCAAGCGAATCGCGCAGTTTCTTTGCGGCCGGCAAGAACGCGCCAGTCACGCAACCCATTGGGAGTGACCAACAATGAGCAAGCAACTTTATCGCGCGGCCGTCGCGTGGATCGCCACGAACGATGAATGCTGGTGCATGGACTCCGAGCACGGCGTTTTCAGTGAGGGCGGAATCGTTGCCGCCGCCCTTGTCGCCGACCTGTTCGGCAAGTCGCCGGAGGAAGTGTGCAGAGCCATCGACGACGTCTGGATGCAACGCTAATGGCCTTCCGTGGAATGTTCCGCGTCGCCGGCGAATTCGAGGGCACGACGCTTTGGGCCTCGCTGCACGACGGCGAACTTGCATGGACCGACTGCGCCGCCGACGCGGTGGCGTGGCCGGAAGCGACCGCGCGGTTCATTCGCGAAGCGCGTGCACCTGCATGGCTCGACCGCCCGCGCGTGGTCGCGCCATTCAATTACTCGGCCATGACCGGCCGACATTAGACCGTATCGCAAGGGCAGCGCCGCGCGCGCTGCCCGTCGATGCGATCTTCGCATCCGGCCAAAGGCCGCAAACCAAAGAGGGACTAATGCCTACCATCGTGAAGATGCGCCTGGAGCGCGAAACCAAGGGCGCGCTGCGCTATCAGGAAGTCGACGAGGCCGGCCAGCCGGTCGAGCAGGTGTGGGCCAAGGTCGGCACCATGTACCTGCGCAAGACCGCATTCGAGCGCGGTGCCGCGCCGCAGTCGATCACCGTCACCGTCGAGCCGCGGTGACCGCCATGATCAAAAAACTTTTCATCCTTCTCGCCGCCCTGTTTGTGCTCGGCATGATCGCCAAGCCGAACGGGCAATCGGACGCCGCACTGCAGGCGGCACGCGAGGAAGCGGCATTAGAGGCCGCGCGCGACGACTCGGCGCGCCGCGCCGCGGCCGAGCGCGCCCGGTTCGAAGCGCAGGTCACGCGCGACCGCATCAACGATGCGTTCCACGATTTCCGCCGCGACCTGTTCCGGCGTTAACCAGGAGAGTGCAATGAGTGAAGACTATCGCGACAAACGGCACGTTTTTCGGCCGCCTCGACGACAATGGAAACGTTGTCGTGCTGCATGTCGAGGACGGCGCGGCGGCGACCCGCCTCGATGCCAGCGTCTATCCGGTCAATTCGGATTTGAGCGCGCGCTACGAACACGCCGCCGGCATCGTGCTCACCCGCGCCGATGCGCTGCGGATCGGCATCAAGATCGAGGAATAGTGAAACGGCGCGCGAGCGCCGTTGCGGTGGGCTGGCCTCCACCGCCTGACGATCAGGCCACCACCAAAGAGAGGGACCAAGATGCTGCTATGGGACACGCCGCCTTATAACACGGCGCGCAAATGCCAAGTCGCTGACCCGCCAACCGGCGGGCGCTATTTGGTGTATATCGCGGTTCGCGGCCGTTACAACGCGATGTTCAACATGCCCGATCTTCACTACGTCGTCGGCAAAGACTTTGCCTCAATGAACGAGGCGAAGGCCGCATGCGAGGCGCACCACGGTGCACGGTCATGAGCGGCACCGATGATGTGTTCGGCCCGGTGATTTCCAGCTACAGCCGCGCCCAGGCGATCGCCGATGGCGTGCTGGTCGACGTGAGCGAGGCCGCACGCGAAGCCGGACTCAAATTCCCATGCGCGGTGACGCGCGCGGTGTGGGACGCTTACGTCGAGGTGCCGCCCGGTGTGCGCGGGCAGGACATTGCCGGCCGGCTGTGGGACGTCGTCTATATGCTGCGCGTCGCCATTCGCCACGGCAAAGGCGGCGACGTGATCCGTTATCGGCTGTGGGTCCGCAACAGCAACCGTGAGCGGCTCGACCGCCGCGACGCGGTTGAGCTTAAGGCGATCTGCGGCCCCGGCGATGATGCCGCGCCGGTCATCACCATCATGCTGCCGACCGAGGATTGAGGTGGTGGGGCGCGGCGTTCGCGCGCCGCGCCCCTTCCGCTCGGCGCCCCAAGAGGGACCAACCCCGAAAGGCGCCTTGCGGAAGGCCAGCTTACGCGCCAATCGCCAGAAGAACAATTTTCTCCGCGCCGGCCACTGCCGGCGCTTTTGCTGAGTTGCCGGCGGCTTGGTCCGTTCAACAGGCTCCAAACAATGAAAGGAAATCGCCGCGATTTGGCTTTACCGCAGGGCATGCCCGGCCTATATTTAGGCCACGTTTCAACGGCCGTTCGCGCGGCCACAAGAGGGACCAACAATGCTTCCGGCTTTCACCTTCGGCGTTGAATTCGAGGTTATCTTTCCGGCGCCGCATTCCAACGCCGCACGCGAGCTTTCGGCGCAAACCGGCATCGCGGTCAACGTCGGCGACCGACTCGCGCCGACTCACGCCGGCGTCACCGCCTGGAAAATCGTTCATGACGGCTCCGTGCGCGGCACCGGTTTCGGCGGCGAGCTTGTGTCGCCGATCTTGCAGGGCGCCGACGGCCTCGCGCAAGTCGAGACGATGTGCCGCGCGCTTACCGCCATCGGCGCCAGCGTCAATCAGTCATGCGGCTTTCACGTTCACGTCGGTGCGCGCGGCGGCGATCTCGCGTTCTTCAAGAATCTCGTAAAGCTTTACGCGAAGTTTGAGCCGGTCATTGACGGCCTAATGCCGGCCTCGCGTCGCGGCGGGACCAACGTCTATTGCCGTTCGCTCGCGAGCGCCAATCTTCCGGCGGTCGATTCCGCGGCGAGCTTCGCGCAGTTGGTCGAGGCGCAAACCGGCATTCGCGCCACGGGACGCGGGCCCGCCTATCACCAGCGATTTTTCAAGCTGAACCTGACCGCGTTCCAGAAACATTCGACGGTCGAGTTTCGCCAGCACGCCGGAACCATCGACGCGGAAAAGGCGACCAATTGGATCAAGTGCTGCCTCCGCATGGTCGCCGCCGCCAAGGCCGGCAAGACCGGCATGCAGCGCGCACCGCGGCCGACAAGCTTCGATCATCTGCGCGACAGCAAGACTCGCCGCACCGCCGAAATGATCTGCCGCCCGGAGGGCGCGACCCGCTCCGAGATCATCGCCGGCACCGATTGGGCGGCATTGTCGGTCAACCGGCAGGCGCGGCTCGCCGGCATTCAAGTCACGGTCGTGCGCAGCCGCGGCGTTGACCGCTTCTATGCGGTCGCCGATGCGGGGCAGGACACGCCGATCGACCTTCCGGCATTCGTCGCGCTGATCGAGGCCGCCGATGCGGAAGCGGAATTCCTCAATCGCCGGCAAGCGGAGTTGCGGCGATGATCGCCTTGTCCGCCGCGCATACCGCCTTGCGCAACGGGCAGGCGACTGCTAGGCCGGCTGCTGGTACATATTCAGGCCAGGAGCCGACCATGCCGACAACCCGCCCCGAGCCGCTTCCCGCGTTGGTCCGCTGGCGCAAGCGCCACAAGCTCTCGCAGCGCGCCGCCGCAATCGCCATCGGCGCGTCGCGCGCCGCCTGGGTCGCCTGGGAACGCGGCGAACGCCGCACACCGCTCTACATTCGACTCGCCATGAAGGCGATAGACGACGGCCATACCGGCTAACAAGAGGGACCAATGCTCTATTTCGCTTACGGCTCCAATCTCAATCGCGCGCACATGGCGTACCGCTGTCCGCAGGCCAAGCCGCTCGCGAGCTTCACGCTGCCGGACTGGCGGCTTGTCTTTCGCGGCGTCGCCGACTGCATCGAGGAACCGGGCGCCGAGTGCCCCGGCGGCATCTGGAAGATCACCGCGGCGTGCGAGCGCGCGCTCGATCGCTACGAAGGCATCGCGGCCGGGCTTTACCGCAAGGTCCACTTGCCGGTGATCGGCGCCGGCGACGAATACCAGTTGATGCTGTACGTGATGAATTCGACCGGCATCATGCCGCCGACCGAAAGCTATCTGCAGACGATCATCGAAGGCTATCGGGATTTCGACCTTGACGTCGCGCCGCTTGAAGACGCGGTACGGCACGCCTGGGCCGACAAGGACAAGACTTATTTCGAGCGCCGCCGCCGTCACCGTGACGGCTACAAGCGTCTTGCATTACCGGCGGCGGTTCCGCCGGCTAAGACCGGGAAGGCTGCCACCGGGAAACAGGCCGCCAGCAAGCGCCCCACGGGGCACAATCGGAGCAAGTCAAAATGAGGACCATCACTTTGAACATGGTTGACCGCGAAGCCTATGACGAGAACGAGTCCGGCGTCGCGATCGAATCGACCGTGCCGGCCGTCGTGCAGGTCGAGGCCATCCGCACCTATTACCGGCGCAAGGGTGGCCGCGTCGGCACCCGGCTCACCTTCACCGATGGCGGCGGCTTCGCGGTCGCCGACACATTCGAGGCGGTGAGCGCGGCACTTGCTGCGGCCGGCGTCACCATCCCCGCGCCGCTGCCGCTGCCGGTCGCCGAGCCGGCCGCCGAGCTGCTGCCGGAAGCCGAAGCTACGCCGGTCGCCGAAGTGGCGCCGGCCCGTTCGCGGCGCCGGACCGCGCACTAAGCAAAGAGGCGCGCCGGGTTAAGCGGCGCGCCCCTCCCCGCCGGTCTCAAAAGGGACCAACCCAAAAAGGCCGGCATTGGGGATTGCAATTCTAGCAACGAAGGGACCAAACGAAAATGCCGATGCCGATTCCACCGACCAGAAACAATCTCCCCGCCATGGGCTGCGTCTCGGCGATGCAGAAATTCATCCGCCGCGGCCTGGAACGCGAGGCGATGGAGATGGCCTGCGAACTGATGCACACCTCGAAAGCCTTTCATTCGATGGTGTGCAATCGGCTCGAAGTCATCGCCCACGAAGACGTCGACTGCATCGCCGCGCCGTGGATCGTGCCGTTCGTCGCCGCCGCCGTCGAGCAGTCGAAACAGCGATATGCCAAGTCGCCGGACAATCCCGGCGAGGCGCGGCTGATGGTCGGCAACGCCATCCGGCTCCTGTGCCGCGCGCCCAAGTCGCGCGAGGGCTGCCACTTCGGCGCGGCGATCGGGCTGCGCTCGCTCTTGGAAGATTTCGCCCCGGCGATTCCCGATTGGGCGAACGATCAGCACACCATTGTCGGCAAGGCCAAGGGCCGCGGCATCGCCTACTTTCGCGCCGAGAGCGCCAAGCTCGACCCGCCGCAGGCCGGCGGCAAGGATGCCTATGAGGATGAAGCCTATCGGCTCTGGGCGCTGAAAGAGGGAGCGAACAATGCCCGAGCCAAGTCTTGAATTCATTGCCGAGCGCCTCGCCGCGATCCAGGGCGAGGTTCGTGCCTTGCACGAGCGGTTCGATCCATTCGGCGAGCGTCTCGGGCAGGTCGCCGCCGACATTGCCGACATGCGCCATGACCTCGACATTCTGACGCGCTTCGTGCTGCGGCTCGATGACCGGCTGCGTCGCGTCGAGCCTCACTCGTAGCCGAACCGTTCGCACAGCTGGCTTTCGGCGCGCATGATGCGCGCCTTTAGCTTGTCTGAGACGATCACCGCGTCGCGGATCGTCCGGTCGGTGCCGTTGCGCCAGCAATCATTGTCGAGCGTGTAGTGCTCGCCGGCGGCGTCGAGGATTGCGGTCAGGTCGCCGATCAGATTTTCCGTCTTGCCGATGCGGTCGACGCTCTTGCCGGACCACATTCCGAGCATGCTGAACATGGTCTGCGTGGCGATGCCGGGATAGCGGTCGAGCGTGCGGGCGGCGAATTCCTCGAAGCGATCATGCCAGCATGCGGCGAGCCACAGCGCGGCGGCGCTGCCGCGGTGCTGCATCTGCATCGGGAAGCCGGTCACCACGGCGAACGCCCATCGCGAGACGATCCACGACACCGGATGCCGCACGAAGCCGAACGAAAGCCGGCCGGCCTCGATGCCGGGATGGCTGGCGCGCAACTGCGGCAGTCCGATATGCCGCTCGCCTTCGGCGTCGCCGCTCTCGCGGCCGAGCGGCGTTGCGCGGTAGAGCACGCGGCGCACCGTCATGCCGCCGGTCTTCTGCACGTGAATGAACAGCGTCTTTTCGGTGATGAAGGCCATCACCGCTGCGCCAGCCGGTTGCTGCGGCGCACGTCGGGCTTGCCGGCAACGGTGTCGCCGCCGCCCTTGTGATAGCCGGGTCGCTTGAACGAGATCGCGCGACCCCACCGCTTCGCGACAATCTCGGTCGAGGTCTTGAAGTCGTCGGCCGTGACCAGCCCGGAGTTGCCGCCGGCGCCGCTGAATGACGAGCCGAAGTCGAAATAGAAACGCACATCGGCATAGACGCAACGGTCGTGCAGCAAGGTCGCCAAGCTCCAATCGAGATCGGCGCGGCTCTTTAACGTCGTGTCGTAGAGCCGATGCCGCGCCGCGCCCATCACGCCCCAACAGCCATAGACCTGCTGCACCGGCACGATCGGCCGCAGCTCTGGATGAATCACGGTCGTATTGATGGTGCGCGAAAAGCAGAACGTCGTCAGGCCGAGATCGTGGCAGGCGGTCATGGCGTTCTCAAGAACCGCCATCACCTCGTCAGGGTCGGTGAGAAAGCGCCGGCTGCCGATGGTCGAGCGCACGCCGCTCAGGTCGTCGTCGCACTGGATGAGGCAAGTTGCCTTGACGTTCTCGATGATCCAGTTGCGTGCGGCCGGGCCGCCGCTCGACGGCGGATGCAAGAGCAGCTGCTTCTTCGGCACCACCGCGGCGTAGTCGGCGCGCTCGCGTTGATCGACACAGATGCAGGCGCTCGGCATCAACGACAACAGCTTTGCGACGTTGCCCGGCCGGCCGCGTGACGGCACCACGATTCGGTAGTCGATCATTTTGCCGATGCCGGCAGCAGCTTGAGCAGCGCCTCGGCGCGGATCGCGCGGCAGGTGCCCATGCGTCCGCGCCGCTTCTCCGGTTTGAGTGCGAGGCGATCGCACAGCACGTTCCATTCGTGCGTTGTCGTGGCGAGCACCACGAGGAAATCGTAGTGCTCGTGCGGCTGCAGCTCCATGCCGGGGACGTCGATGCGGTCGTCCGGGCCTTCGGTCTCTTTGCGTTCGAGCTTGACGGTGAGGTCGGCGATCATGCGCCGCAACTCGGCATGTTCGTCGAGTTCGACACCCTTGAGCAGATCGGCAAGCGCCTCGGCGTTGGTGACGGCGAGCGCCGACAGCGGATCATAGGTGGCGAGCACCTTGGCTGCTTCATCGTCGGTCAGATCGACCACGAGCACCGGCACCTCGCTGTCGGCCGCGAGGTCGGCGCGCAGGTGTCCGTCGAGCAGCTCGAGATGCCCGTCGACCTGCCGGGCGATGAGCGCGCCGACAAAGCCGATGTCGGCGAGCATCGCGGTGAGCGCGCTGCGCTGGCCTTCCGGGTGCAGCCGCCAGTTCTTGGCATGCGCCCGCAGCTCGCCGGCCTTGATGCGCCGCAGTTCAACGATGCGGTCGCGGAAGTTCGCCGCCATCATCCTTCAAACTCGCGCGGTTTGGGCCGAAGCAAAGCCGGTCGGAGGGAGGCCAAAATATCCGCAAAGTGGGCAGGGCGGGCGCACGCCGCGCGGCGGGTCCGAAAATACGGTCCCTATTCGTCTAAAGGATTCGTGACGGCTGCCGCAAGATTCGCGCCGCGGTCTGCATGTTCCCGGTCACGCAGGAAATCATCCACAGACGCTTCTTATCGACCATCCCCTGCCGCAAGCGCCGCTTCGCTCTACGCCAGCGTTCCCAACGGAATTTTTCCCGTTCGCCCATGGTCCACCCGGCAGCGCGCCCGTGAGGCCAAGTGATTCGCGGCGGACTGTCAAGAGGTAAGCGCATAGGCAAATTCGGCAAGCCCGCAAGGCCAAGCCATACCGTAAACGCATATGCCCGCAGTCGCGCCAGGATCGCCGCCTATTCGTTTTTCCGGGCAAGGGCTATCCGACTAGGGGCGGGCCGGTTTCGCGCACCAGCGGCCGGAATTTTACGGCTTGCGGGCGGGAATACGTCCCGCAGGAGGGCGGTATCGAGCGCCGGGGCATCGCCCGCACCAACCAATCGGCGAACCACCGCCCGGCGCAACTCCCGCAACGCATGGCCGTAGGGCATCGCATCTTCGCCGGTCGCCAGCCGGTAGCGCCGATACGCGGCATTGAACCACGAGAGATCGCCGCCGACATTGGCCTCGGCAATCAGCCCGTCGACGCGGGCAAGGGCGGCGCGGACCCTGGCGAGCGCCGCGGCATGTGCGGTGAGCGGCACACCGGCGAGCGTCGCGGCACGCCGGACCTGGCGCTCGGCATCGTCGGCATCGGTGTCGAGGCGGCCGTTGGTATCGAGCGGCGCCGCGATCGCGGTGACGAGCTTGCCCGCAACATCGGTGTCGGCACACCACAGCACCGTCGCAAGGCCGATTGACCAGTGCCACTCGGCGCGGATGCGGTCGAGCGTGGCGGCAAGATCATCGGTGACGAGGACGACGCACGGCAGGCGTGACGGTGAGCACGCGATGCAGATCGCGATGCAGCCGAACTCGGCGAGGTACTCGGCTTCGGCGGCGGTGGGAATGTCGAGGTCGTCAATCATCGGGCAGCTCGAGCCAATCGTGGAGCATCGCACCACGAGCGCCATGCTTGCATCACGGCGCCGGTGCCGGGATAGAGATCGGTGAGATCGTCTGCGGCCTCGGCGCCCATCAGCGCGAATGCCCAATGGCAGACCGCCTCGGGCTTTGCTCCGGTCAGGCCGCGCCGCAGCGTGATCGAGCATTCGATGTCGTCGGCAATGCAGTCGAACCAATCGCGCATCACCATGCGATGATCGACGACGGGCTTGCGTGCGGCCTTGATGATGACCGGCTCCCAGGCATAGGCGACGGACACGTTCGCCTTGAAGGCGGCAAAGCCTTTGCGCCACGAGCACCAGCGAGCGCCGGTGTACTCGACCAGCGGCGCGAGCGTGGCCATCGAATGCGGCGTGGCGCTGGCGTGCAAGACCCAACCATCGAACTCGGATTGCAGGCGCGCGATCAATGCGGCGTGGTCGACCTCGCCGGCATAGTCGGGATGATCGCGATAGAGGTGCGCACATCCGATGTAGGGCGGGTCGGCATAGGCGAGTCGCATCTCGAGCTGTTCCTTAAAACACCGCCACGCAATCGCGCACCAGCTTGACGGCGATGACGATGCAGCCGTCGACATAATCGCGCTGCCATTGGCGCACGTTGCCGCCGTAGCGCCGCGCGACCCATGAGGCATCGCGCTCGAAGGCGATCGCGCAGGCAACCGCGTTGACGGCGCGCGCCATGTCCGGGCTTTGCGGCGCGAGGTAGCGGGCCGGCCAGTAGATCGCGGTTTCCATTCGGCTGACCGCCTCGATGCTCGGCGCGATGCGGATGCGGTTGGCCTGCGCGTTGGCTCTGGCCTTGTCGTCGGCTTCCGCTTCCTGCTGCGCCAACAGATCTTGCCAGTCGTGCGTATAGGCCGGCCAGAAACCGGAGGCGCTCGCGCGGCAGGCCGGCATGGCGGCAAGCGTGCGGAACGCTTCGGCGAGCTGTACGCCGACATGCGCGCCGTTCCAGGTCGCGGGCGGCGCGGTGGCGATGCCGTCGAGCGGGTTGAATTTCAGGTCGCCGGCTTTGATCAGCATTTTGCCCCTCGTTTTTCGTTTTTGTGCAGCGCCGAAGAAAAAATGGTTACAGGTGAAACGGGACAATCGGGACAAACTACCCTCCCCTACGGGGAGGGATATAGAGTTGTCCCGAAATACTGCAGCGCAAAAACATGGCTTTGAAAACCTCATTGCGGGGTGAAAAAGGCCCCCCCGGTCAGACATTCCGACTGGGTCTATGTCTGCCGGGGCGACTTTCACCGCCCGTCCCGGCATTTTTTGTTGTGTCGCCATGCCTTATCTCCAATCGGGACAAATCGGGACACGGGACACGTCCCGGCTTGTCCCGATTACAGGAATCCAAGCTGATGCGGCTGCTGCGGCTCGGCCATGCGGCGCTCGACGGCGGCAATGGCGAGCGTGGCCTTGCGCGCTTCCTCCTTGCCGCGGTCCGTGAGTCGCCAGCGCGAGCGGTGCTTCTCGATGATCTTCGGTGTCTGCTGCTTGAGGCCGCCGACGATGCGCTCGACCTTTTTCTTGTACGGTTCGCCGGCATTGTCTTTCCAGCCGATGCGTTCGGCCCATAGCGCCAGCGAGCCATCCGGTTCAGCGAGCATGGCGGCGAGCACGCGATCTTCGTCGCTGTGCGCGGCGGCGAGCTGCGCTTCCTCCTCCCCGCGGGTGATTGCGATTGCGCGCACGGTGGCGACCAATCGGTCCTTTGTGTCCTTGAGTTTCGGTGACTTGATCGCTTCAAGTCGAAACGAGATTGATTGGAATCCGGGACCGCGCATCTTGTTGTAAGACATTTCAACCATGTCATCGGCGGTGCGCCACAGCGTCAGGTTACCGTCCATTTCGGCGAGATAAGCACCGCCGCCGCGCGGCAAGAGTTCGGACGGCTCGGCGACACGCTTGGTCGGATGGCACAGCACCAGCACGCATGGCGCACCGGGCAGGGTTGTGAGCTTGCGCAGCACGCGGGCATAATTGCCCATCTGTACGTTGTTCAATTCTTCATCGCCAAGGAAATAGGCGGCGCTGGTATCGACGATGATCAAGCCCACCTCGCCGTTCTGCTTAATATCGGCAAGCAGCGTCTCGAATATTTCAACGATGCTGAAGACGCCAGGAATGAACCAGATTTTGTCTTGTGCCGCGTCATCGTCCCGCATTGCGTCAGTGCCGATGACGCGCATGCGCACATCGTCAGGATTCTCACCGACGAAATAAACGACGCGTGCAGCATCGACATGGTGCAGGCCAAGCAGGGTGTTGCGGTCACTACGGGCGACAAGGCTGGCGATCAGCAGGGCCACCGCGGTCTTTGCGTGTCCGGTCTGGCCGGTGAGCGCATAGATGAAGCGGCGCTGCAAGATACCTTCAATTAGGTAATCTGGGGGAGTAAAGCCGCGGATGAACTCGGCTTTAGAAAGTATTTTCGGCGTATCGCCATGCGCCGCGCCGTTGCCGTTTATGGTTTGCTCGCTGTCACCCGGTCGCCAATCTTCGAGTGCTTCGATTGCATGCCACAGCGTGTCGGCATTGCCGCCGCCGCGTTTGAGCCAGTCGCTTACATCGTCGCTTTTCTCGATGCCGCGCCAGATCGTCGCGAGATCGAGCAATCGCACGCGCTTGGCGACGGGCGCCAACATGCGAGCGACCTGCTGCGCATGATTGCGGCCGGGTTCGTCGTTGTCCTGGCAGACGATCACATCGGCACCATTGAAAATCGGCGAGAACGACCTCTGCCACTTGCCTGCTCCCATCGGATTGCATGTCGCGGTCACGTTAATTCCGCGAAGATTTTCCACATCCTTCTCGCCTTCGACGATCAGCACCGGGCGCTCCGAAGCGATTGCTTCCAACAATTCGGGCAGCCGGTATGGAACCAGGCGCACGCCCTTGATCGACCATTTCTTCTGCTCCGGGTCGGTGCGCTGACGAAACTGCTTTGGCTGTCCGGGCGGTTCAAATCGCAATACCTGAAACAGCCGCTTGCCCTGTTCGTCGGTGTAGTTGAATGTCGCCGTGATCGGCCCGAGGTCGCTTTCGTGCTGGTCAAGCGATTCACTGCCGCCGACATTGCAGTTGTGGCAAAACCACGCGACCTTGTCTTTTTCCACCTTGACGTTGAGATAGCCGCCGCCAGAGCAATTCGGGCATGCGGTTGTGTAGTTTCCGCTCTTGGTCGCGACATATTCGATGTTATGTCGCTTGAGCGCCTCGCTTGGAGAGAGTCGGTTCATTGCGGCTCCCCCGCCACATGAATTCGTTCGTGGCAATCATCGCAGATAGCTACCAACTCCCACAGGAATTCATTGAATACATGCTCATAGCTAAGATGATGTACCTGCGTCGCCTTCTGCCGCCGACAACCCTCACAGATGTTTCCAGCGCGCCGAAGCACTTGCGCGCGCTTTATTTTCCACTGTGGCGATTGCAGATAAAGATTATATCGCCTCCACCACTCGATGTTATGTTGCTCGCGCTCTCGGTTTTGCCGTTCGCGTCTTTCTTGCCAAAGGTTTTCGCGCGTTTGCCAGTAGTCGTTATGCAACCGCTCGTCCCATTGCGGAATCTCGGTTTCGCATCCGCGATAGAACGACACCGCTTCGGTGCGCTTGACTGCCGAACCGACCGATCTTCCGCAATCGAGACATTGCCAACGATATTGACAGCCGCCGCCGTCGATTAGACGTCGCCGCAATTCGCGCCGAATACACTGACACGCCGGGGCAATGTCTGATTCGGTTGCGAAGGTCATGGCTCGCGCTTCTCCGCGAACTTCGCCAGCAGCGTCTTGCCGACACCGCCATCGCCGGTCAGCAGGGTGACGGTGCCGGCGAGAATGCGATTGAGCAAAACCCAACGGCGCGGCACCGCGGCGAATGCCTCGGCGACAAGCGCCTGGACTCCATCGGCGCCGATCTCGCCAATGAGGCCATAAGCATCGGCCGCCTGTTGCAAGCCGTCGACGGCGTCCTGCATGCCCATTTCGCCGGCCGCGACCAGCATGGCGCGGGCCTCGGCGCGGGCGCGGAAGATGTCGACCGCCGCGGTCATGCGCGCTCCAACGGCAACGGAATCTGCCATGCTGTCATCGGCAATGCGGCAATCTGCTGGACGCGCTCGGCGAACGCGTGCGCCTCGCGCCAGTCGTTGCTGTCGCGGCCTTGCTTGCGCGCCGCGAATGACCAGGCCATCGAATCGGCGGAATAGAGCAGCTCGCGCACGGCCGGATGGCGCAGCGCCGTCGCCTTGATGCCGAAGCCGTGCAGCCGCAGGTCCGGGCGCTCGCGGCGGATGGCACAAAGAATGTCGACGATGCGCTCCGGCGCGCCGTTGCGCTTGCACAAGGTGCCGACGCCGACCCACTGTCCGAAGGTTAGCCGGTCGCCGTAGCCGGCAAGATGGCGGCGGTAGTCGTCCGGCGACCATCCTTGCAGCACCGGCATGATCCGAACCGGCGAGTGCGCGAGAAGCGCGTCGTAGCGTTCGATGGTTCTGCGCTGGTGCTCGGCAATGCTCAAACCCGTGCGTAAAAGCATCGGCGGCTCGCACATGAAATCCTGCGCGACCGCGATCGCGATGTTGGCGATGCCGGCAAGCCGCGCAAGCTCGCTGGCATATTGCTCAACCGGCGTCTTGAATTCGCCGTGCAGGGAAATCTCGCTGAATGCGCCGCTGTCGATGATGATCTCGGTCGCGCCCAACGGCTTCTGCCGGCGGCGCAGCTGCTTGATCGAGATGCAGGCGCGCGCGAAATGCTTGGCGTGATGCGGGAAGTGCAGGCCGACAAAGAACATCATGCGCGCACCTCGCGTCCGAACAGCGGCAGGAGCTTCAATCCGTGCGCCGGCGCGACGATGCCGACCATGTAGGCCCACAGCGCGAGCGCATCGGCGGCGTTGTCGTCGCACGGCCGCCAGCCAAGCTCGACGCACCGATGCTTGGTCGCCTGCTTGGCCTCGCGACGCTTCAAGTGCGCGGTGCCGAGAAAGAATTCGCGCACCTTTGAAACGGGCGCCTCGCGCACGTCAAAACCCTTGCCGTAAAGTGCTTCCTCGACGATTGCCGTCAGCCCCATCAACTTGCGCACGGTGTCGGTGTTGGTGCGGCCGGCGACGTATGACGGCGCAAGCGGCGCCTCGAAGACGACGATGCGCGGATTGTTGACCGCGACGAAATCGGTCAGCCATTGCCGACAGCCGACGAAGTGCGCCGCCATGCTGTGCTCTGCCCGCGCGAAGCTGACCGAGCCGGACCGCGGCGTCTCGCCGGCCGCGCCGAGCGCCCATCCGCTCCTGCTGGCAAGGTCGAGCGCCAGGATCATCGGCATGGCGCTTGACCTTGCCTATTTGTGTATTTACATAAATTGCCATGTTCGAATGGGACGCCGCCAAGGCCGCAGCCAATCTTGCCGACCATGGCGTGCCGTTCGAATTCGCGGTGCGCGTGTTTGACGATCCGGCGCGGGTCGAATTCGACGTCTCGCGTACCCGCGACGGCGAGGCGCGGCGCAAGTGCGTCGGCCGCATCGCCGGCAAGCTCTACGTTGTCGTGTTCACCATGCGCGGCGCAAATTGCCGGATCATTTCGGCGCGCCGCGCCAACCGTGCCGAGGAAAGGCGTTATGACGACGGTGCGAATGAGTGCTGAGCAGGCGCGCAAGGCGCGGCTCACGCGGGCGCAGAAGCGCCGGCTGGATGCCATGACCGACGCGGACATCACCGCGGCGGCGAAAGCCGATCCCGATAATCCGCCGCTGAGCGAGCGCGATTTCACGCTGATGGCGCAGGCGCGCGGCGTCGGCCGGCCGGCAATGCCGGCAAGCGAGCGCCGGCAAAGCATCACCCTGCGGCTGCCGCGCGAGGTGATCGCGCATTTCCGCGCCGGCGGCCCCGGCTGGCAAACCCGCATGGGCGAGGTGCTGGCGCGCGCCAGCCGGCGAAAATAGGCTGACCGTAACCTCATGTTGACGTGCGGCGGCGCGGCGCATAGCTTTGCCGGCAATTGCGCGAACGGCTCGCCATGCGCGTCCAGCAACAGCACATGCGGGCGCTGGCACCGCGGATTCTCGCAACTGTCGGCCTGCGGCACGTCGGAAAGGTCTCTCATGGCTGCGCTCCATTGCCGTCCGGCTTGCGGTGCCTTGCCCATCGTGCGGCGCCGGCGCGGCTGGCGATCTCGGCGCGCTGCTCTGCGGTGAGCTTGGCGGCGCGCGCGTGGCCGCCCTTGGCGCGACACTTGGAGGTTTCGACAACCTTGACTAAGGAATCCTGATGAGTTCCCGAAAGCCGGTCGGCGACCGCGCCGATCAGCGTCGACGGCGAGCCGTCCGGGTTGCGGGTCAGCGCCGCCTTGATGGTGTCGAGCGGCACGCCGTGCTGAATCGCGAGGCTCAAAAGGATCGCGCCGTCGCGCGCAGTCCATTCGAGATCGCTCGATGCCTTGCGGCCGGCGATGAACACCTCGCCCGGCCTTGCGTCGGCATAGAAGCCGACCGTGACCAGCCAATCCTGATTCCAGAAGCGCAGCCCGAACGTCTCGTTGGCGCGCCGCTGCGGCAGAACCTCACGCATGACCGCACCGCACGCTTTCCTGCGCGTGCGCCGCGCAATACGGCCGCCCGTCGTCGGTCGCAGCGCCGCAAAAGCGGAACGGCGCATTGTCGCCGTAGGGCCAATGGCAGGTGTCCGCGGTCAGCTCCACCAGCTCGATCATGCGCGGCGCTGCCGCCGGCGGCGGCGGCGGCGCCGGCTGCGCCCGCATGGCCGGCGCCGAACGGAATGACAGGCGGTCGGGCAGCACCCGCGGCCGTGGCCGCCGGCGTAATGGCTCGGCGCGCGGGCGCGGCGGTTGCCGCGGTCGCGGCGGCTGCTTGTCCAGCCGGAACACCGCGCCGGCAACCGCGCTGCGGCTTATCGAGAACGCCGCGGCGATCTGCGCGAGGCTCAGGCCGCGCGCCAGATAGCCGCATAATTGTTCGGTAGTTTCTCCTTTCCACTTCATGACGCACCTCCCTCACGCGAACAAAGGTCCATGATCAGGCGGCCGGTCGGCCGCCTTTGCCTTGGCGACTTGGCGGATGCGTTCGTCGCGACCGGCGCGCATGAGCGCGATGCGACGATGAATGTCGGCCACGTATTCGGCCTCGCGCTCGATCAGCACCGCGCGCATATGCTCGTTGAACGCCGCCTCGGCGGTGGTGCCGGTGCCGGCAAACGGGTCCAGCACGATGCCGCCCGGCGGGGTCAGCAGGCGAATGAGGTAGGCAATCAGGTCGAGCGGCTTGACGGTCGGATGCTTTGAGCCGAGCCGCTCGTGGCGATCCGCCTTGGCGGTGTAGAAGAACCGCGCGGCCGAGCCGTGATCCGCGCGCGGCGCGTGTTCGTTGCGCGGTCCATAGTCGCCGTAGATTCCGTGCGAGGTCTTGTCGCCGTGATCCGGGCCGACGCGGCGCTGCTGCCCTGGCGCCTCGGGAAACGCCGCGAGCACCTCGGCGCTGCCGTCAAGGATGACGTTCGCCGGCCAGCGGCCGAGCGCATCGCCGCCATTGCTGACACCGCGACGCATGCCGGGCTTCGCTGCAAAGTTGGTCGCGCCGCTGGCCGCATAGGCTTTGCCGGCCGTTGCCTCGCCGCCGCGCGGCACGGCCGCGTCCGCGCTCGGCACCCGGCAGCCGTCGATGTTGATTGCGCCGGTGCCCCACTTGCGCACGTTCTCGGTGCCGGTCAGCCCCGGCTCGAATGGCTTCTGCCCGATGTAGATGGGCTCGATCGCCGGCTTTAACGATTGCGTGCCGTAGCGCCAGCCTTCCCATGCGTCGTCATGCACGCGATGCGCCTTGGGGAATCCCTGCCCGAAAATCCAGGCGATGAACGGATGCGTGATGAAGCCGGCATCCTCGATCGCGACCGCCATGCGCGCGAATGTGCGGGTCGAGGAAAACGCGGCGATGTAGGCGCCGGGCTTCAACACGCGCAGCACCGCCGCCCATGTGGCCGCATCGAACGCGATGGCGCCACCGTCCCATTGCTTGTTCATGAAGCCGTTGGCGGTGCGCTGGTGCGGCCCGGAGCGCGAGCGTGTCTTGTCGGTGCGCCCGGTCTTGGCGAAGCGTTTGACGATGGACTGCAGGTGATAGGGCGGGTCGGTGATGCAGGCATCAATGCTGTCGGCGGCGAGCGTCGGCAGCACGGCGAGGCAATCGCCGTGGTGGCACTCGATGCCGCCGGCGGCCGACACCGCCCCGCCTTACTGCAGCGGCACCACGTCGGCGGTCGCCGGTCGCGCGCGCTTGATGCGGGACTCGAAGAGCGGCAGGTCGGCGGCGTCGCCGAACGCCTCGGCCAGCATTTCGACCGTCTCGCGCTGATCCGCTTCGAGATTGTCGAGCACCGCGCGCGCCTTCCTGAGCTTGATGCGCGCGGAGACAAACGCGCGCAGTTCCTTCTTCGGAACGCCGCGCGCCTTGGCTTCGTCATAGACGCCGGCGATCGACTCGCGAATGCCGCGGCAGGCTTGCATGTAGCTGCCGTGCTCGCTTGCAAGGTCGTCGAGGTAGCCGTCGATCTTGCCGACAAGGCTTCTGACGATCGCGGAATCAAACGTGTTCTTGCTGCTCGCTGGCTTGGCCATGGCTTGCTCCTGCTGGCGGTGAATAGAGGTCGGGGCGAATGCGGTGCTCGGCGATGCCGAGCAGCTTTGCGACGGTGCGCACGCGCTCGGCCGGCACTCGTTTCCAGTTCCACACCGCCTCGCGCGAAATGCCGAGCGCCGCGGCAATCAGCGGCGCCAGGCCCTTCTCGCGGCGAATGCGGGCGAGCACCGGGCACTTGCGTTGCGGCGCCAGCCGCGGCCGGCAGGCGCGGTTGCGGTTGCGGCGTTCCGGCATTGCTTTGGCTTCCTGATTTTCCCTCACGGAAAGCATCGCTTCACGCGAAGCCGTTGCAAGGCCAGCGGTTCGTGAAGTTTGTTTTCGCCGGCTAAGACCTTGCGACGTCGACAAAGAATATTTCGCCGACCACGCCGCAACGGAGCGCACAAATTTTTTTTTCGCCCTCGCCGGCAAACCGTTAGTTTGTTGAACGATCTAACTACCGGATTTGTTTGGTGCCTTTTTTTGCGCGCTAGAGTTTAAGACGCGACACTACCGTCAGTTATGATTGACAGGCG